AAAATTAGTATGACGACGATATACAACTTTAAAAAAAGTAATTTGAGGATTACCAGTTAAATAAACATCCTGAGCACCATAAGCAACAAGTTGAAGAAGACCACCGCCCATTTATGCTATATTCTTTATACTATAATAGGAGAAAAAAAATGTAATATAATATATTTAATTGCTATAAGCTAATCCACCCATACCTGAAAGTATTCTTAATACATTATAATTAACAGCATATATAATAACATTTGCCGTTGATCCTGAAGGGATTGCATTATTTAATGATAAAACCGCGGTATCAATACGAGACATATTTAAAGTTCCTGAAGGTTGATGTTCTTCTGGTTTAATAGCAAATGAATAAACATTAATACCTTTATTGGGTGAAATATTTGTATGATGTTGATATTGTTGAACATGTGAGAAATAAGTTCCAATTCTTTCAGCAAATCTATCATTTCCATTTAATTGTAATAAACATGATTTAAATGGATTTACACTATCTGATGATAATGGTAAAACTTTAGCAACAGTAGTATATATACTATTAGTATCACCTTTATCATTTACACCATCTTCGGCTAATGGTGTTCCAAAAGTAGTACTTGCGGTAGGTAATATAGGATTTCCGTTATTATATTTTAGAGTATAATTATACCATTGATTTACAGAAGTTGATGTATTTGACTTAGCTACCCATATTAATTCTTTACAAGGATGATTAAAATTTAATTTAATACGTGATGAACCTGAATTTAAAATCTCAGTCCCCGTGAATTGTAATTGCTCAATTAAATATTCATGAGAAAGTTGAGCAAATCTTCGTCTTTCGTCAGTATCTAAAAAGATATAATCAACCCATAAACTAGCAGCTAAATTACCAGATAATGCAGTAACATTAGTAGAATTAGAAATAGCACTGGTAGTACCACTATTTGCCGTATTATATTTATATACACAGTTATCTCGGCTATCAAATTCAATTTTAATTTTAACTTCATGATATTGAAGAGCAATTAAAGGTAAAGCAAGACCAATATTTCTACAAAACCAAAATTCTAATGGTATATATAATTTTTTACCAGTAGAACCTTCTGGGTTATAATTAACATTAGTAGATAAATAAACTGATTCAGATGATGAGGTAACATCAGAATCAGCACCAACCATATATTCCCATCCATTTTTTTTACCTATTGGTAACGATAATTCATTCCATATATATAACCAATCAGAATAATGTTTATCAATTTGTTGTCCACCAATTTCAATAGTTACACTTTTTAATAATTTTAATCCAACATAATTAACATATCTTTCATTAGCATCAGTTAAAGGGTTTGAATTATAAGAACCCGTTAAATATGGTAATAAAACTTCTAAATAAGTACGATGAATTAAATCACCATTGCGTGATATTTGGCAGTATATACTATTTCCAAAAGATGCCTGACCGCTAAAAGTTTGTTGTATTGCTTCCATTGAAAAATTAGTATGACGACGATATACAACTTTAAAAAAAGTAATTTGAGGATTACCGGTTAAATAAACATCCTGAGCACCATAAGCAACAAGTTGAAGAAGACCACCACCCATTTATGCTATATTCTTTATACTATAATAGGAGAAAAAAATATATTTATTTATATAAGCATATTAAATTAAAATAAAAATATAACTATGTTTAAGGAAAAAACATCTAAAAAAAGATTACACTGTATTGATAATAATAAAGATTTATCTACACTGGATGCGATGCATAATAATATAATTAAAAATTATAGTAATAAATTAGATGAAGAAATAAATATAAATAAAAATATAGATGATTTAATAAATTTACAATTTATTATTAATAATGATATAATAAATAATAATAAAAACGACGATATATATACTATATTATGGAATAGTAATATACATATAAAAGAAGAAATAATTAAATTAAAAAAAAATATAAAAGATATAAATGATTTTGATGAAATAGAATATTATGAAAAAACAAGTCAAATTTTATTTAATTATTATGATATGTTAGAAAAACAATCTGTAAATAATATTAAAAAAATTAAATTTCAAAATAAAACAATATTAGATTCTTTTAATATTTCTAAAAACAATAATACTAATAATGATACTAATAATGATATTAATATTGAAACTATTAATAAAGATAAAAGTTCTCTGGTTAATGAATATTTATCAATTACTAATAAACAATATATTAAAAAAATTAATCAAGAAAATTTTGAAATATGTAAAAAATGTAATAATCCTTTAACATGCTTACAACATGATGCTATTATGATTTGTAATTTATGTGGTTATCAAGAATTATTATTAGTTGAACAAAATAGACCTATATTAAAACAAAATACAAAAGATACCTCACATTTTAGTTATAAAAGAATAAACCATTTTAGAGAATGGTGTAATCAAGTACAAGGAAAAGAAAGTACAGATATACCAGATGAAATTTTTGAAAAAATATTAAATGAAATAAAAAAAGAAAAAATACACGATACAAAAACCATTACTTATAATAAAATGCGCGAAATATTAAAAAGATTAAGAATAAATAAATATTATGAACATATAAATTATATAATTAATAGAATTAACGGTATTCCTACACCTCAATTTTCTAATGAATTAGAAGAAAAATTATGTAATATGTTTAGAGATATTCAAGGTCCTTTTTTAAAACATTGTCCAAAAGATAGAAAAAACTTTTTATCGTATAGTTATGTTTTATATAAATTTTTTCAAATTTTAGGATTAAATGAATATTTAAAATTCTTTCCATTATTAAAAAGTAGAGAAAAATTATATGTACAAGACCAAATATGGAAAAAAATATGCGAAGAATTAAATTATGAAATTATTCCTTCTCTTTAATTATTAAGCAGGGAAACCTACAAGGCGGAAACCTGCTCCAAGTCCAACACCTTGGCGTGCTCCTGCTGATATTGAAGGTGCTAATAAATCTAATATAGAAAAGATACATGCAGCGGTTAAACCTAACATCCATATTTCACTCCATTGTAATTTATTTTTTGGTAAAATTAAAGCAACTAATGCTACTATTATACCCTCAAATGCATATTTTAATATTCTTACTAACGCTTCCCACATATCAAAAGTATAGTCTCCTCCGGCCATTTTAATTACTTTATACTATTTAATAAGAATATTATTTTTTATTAAAAATTGATATAAGATTATTTTTTTTAATATATTATATTAGGATGACAAATAATAATGATGATGTAGTTTCAACTAAAGTATGTGATTATTTAGATGAAGATAAACAAATTAGAAATCAAAATTATTGTCTATTATCATTTATTAGTCCAGAAGATATTTTAAAAAATAAAGAAAGTTATTATTTTTCTCGTTTTTTAAAACAATTTAGTAATGATATTACTACTTTATTTGATGGTATTCGTAATAAATATCCGGATTCTGCTGATTTAATTGATACTGTTAAAAATAATCATGCTTATGTTTTTAATGATACTGAAATGAATGAACAATTTAAATTTTTTAAATCTATTAATTCATCTGAAATTGAATCCGATTTTCATCGTGATAATAATTTTCAAACTTCTATTCGAGGTATTAAAGTTAGAGGCGTTTTTGATACTATGGAAGAAGCTAAAAATCGTACTGAATTTTTAAAACGTTCTGATAATAAATTTGATATTTTTATTGCACAAGTTGGCTGTTGGTGTCCATGGTCTCCAAATCCTAATGATTTACAAGATCAAGAATACTCTGAAACACAACTAAATACTTTAATGAAACAATATAAAAAGAATATGGAAAATAAAGATGAGGTCTTTGAAAAAAGAAAAGAAGATTTAATTGAAAATTCTAAAAAAAAATCATCGGATGTTGTTGTTGATGATGTGAGTGCTCAATTACAAGAATTAGATCCATGGTCGGCTTCTAAACAAAATACTAATGAACCAGTATAATACATTATATTACATTATTTTTTCTATAATAATTATAAAATGAAATCAATTGCTATATTTTTATTGTTTATTGGTATTATATTAATTATACAAGGGTATTATAAACAAAAATTTAATAATTGTACAAAAGCAAAAACTATTATTAAATATATTCCAAGAACATTATATGAAGAACAATTATCAGATAGTGATAAATTAAATGAATATTATAGTAGTATATTTGAACAAACTCAACCAAATTATTATAATGATAAATATTAGGATTTAATGTCTAATATAAATGATATAGGTATTAATTTATTTAATTATGTAGATAATGTTAATGATAATAATAGTAAAACAAAATTATTATTATTATTAGAACAATTAAATAATAATAATAGAGAAAATGATGATTTAATTATTAATGCAAAAATTTTATATGATATTAAATATGAACAACCGCGTATTACTAATAATATAAATTATACTGATTATGTTAATAAAAGAGAAATATTATATAATAATTGGATTTTAAATAAAAATTTAAATAATTTAATTGAATTAGTTAAATTATTACCTCCAGAAAATAAACTTATTGATGATATATATACATATACTTTCTTATTAAAAAATAAATCAACTAAACCTAAAGATGTTATTAAACATAAACCTAAAGAAATTAAAGATGATAACAGTAAGAAAAATGTTAAACCTACAAAAGTAGTTAAAACTAAAGAGGAAAATAAAGTACCTAAACCTGAAGAAATTGAAGAAATTGAAGACGATGAAGATATAAAAAAGAAAGATGAAGATAAAGTACCTAAACCTAAAGAAATTAAAAAGAAAGATAAAGATAAAATACCTAAACCTGAAGAAATTGAAGAAATTGAAGAAATTGAAGAAATTGAAG